CGGGTTCGTAAAAAGATGCATCAAAGTTTGGATATGGTTCGAACTGAGATTCTTTAATTACCGTTTGTGTATTGTATTGAAAAGGTGTGTCGGGTGCGTAAACATTGAATCTAGATGCTCTGTCGTTAAAGACTGCAATACCGTATTCAAAAGGATCGGGTTCCGCGTTAACAACTGCAGAATCTGTAAGTACTGTAGGGTAGGCAACCTGATTTGGGTCCACATAAGGAGCCAAAGAATATGGCTTCAAATTTCTCGTGAACAATTTTTTCCTAAACGCTTCTGTACTTCCGAAATCTAGTGGACTAGGCATTAAATGTTTTTTCTATAAATAGGTTGAGAGGTATTTTTATTTTGACATCTTAAGGGGTATTGTTTTCCCATTTGCTGATTGAGCTTGGTTTGTTACAGCTTGATATAGATATTGTTGGAATTCTGCTGATTTAAATACTTTATCTAATTTCTTTGAAAACTCAGGGTCGTCTGGTGATCCTGTCACATCAACCTTGATTGTGATAGTTCCATCGTGTTTTACATTCTGATTAACATTTGCAGTCTTTATTCCACCAATTTGTTTTCCTATTTGAGAAACGTTAGTTATTGGCTTTATTTTTTTATCTGGATCAGCTGTTTTTAAACTTTCTGTTATTTTTTTTCCAATTTCAGTATTAGCTAAACTACCTTCTTTTATTTTTTCTTGGAGATTTTCCATTAATGTTTTCGGTAGTGTACTCATATACTCACCGGCCTGAATTCCTTTGTCCTTCAGACCCGCAACAATTTCTTTTCCAACGTCCTCAAAACTTTTCTTACCTTCTAAAACATCAACAAGATTTTTACCAAATTTTTCGGCAATTTCGTTAGTCACACCTGTCACTTGATCCTTTTTAGGTAATAAATCTCTCAAAGAGCTTGCCACGGTGTCCGTTAAACCTCGTGTCAATTCAGGAAGATCCCTGATACCTTTTGTATCTGCAATTCCTCCAACTACAGTATTTTTGATGGCTGTAAGGTTTCCCGCAGCAATTTCACCAGCACTAAGTTGAGCACGTGCAATATCTTCCATAGATTTGGGTGCATTTTTTGACGCTTCGATTGCCGTTTTCAATTGAGCCTCATTCAAATCAGTCAGTTTCTTATCAACCATTTCCCCCTTCTCATCCTTAACTTTGATGGTATAATCACCTCCTTTCATCTCAGCAAGATTAGCAACGTACATTTTATCTTCTTCGCTAAGATTACCAGCAAATGAAATTTGTTTCATAATCTCACCAGAGTTAGCCGCCGCTAATCCCATCTTAGTTAAATTATCATAAGAAACATTGGTTGCCTTAGAAATCTCCTTTAATTGTCTTATTCCACCTGGATCTATTTTGAAAGATTTAGTCTTTTCATCAAAAACAGTAAACCTAGCAGCAACGTCTGCAATTGATTTTTGTAAACCGGCTGGATCATTAATTGACGCGTCCATTAATGCAAATGGATCAGACAGTGTTCCCATACTAACTCCGAGTCTCTGCATTGCCGAGGCGACCTCAATAGCACCTTCAGGATCAAACACTTTTTCTGCAAGACTTGCGGTTGCGTTCATATTAACCCTTAACATAGCAGATTGAGCAGCCATCTTAGTAAGGCCTTCAACTCCACCTTGGAAATTATATTCATTCATCATCGATGAGTTACGGACAACATCCTCCATGATTTCTTGAGTATTCATTCCAATACTTCTCACATATTTGACCGATTCTTCTAAATTTTCTTGTATATTTCCAAATTGAATACCAACATCGGTTAAAGGTCCAACAAATCTTTCTGGTTCTTGTCCTATTACCAATGAGGTTTCTAATAATTCTTTCAATGCATCAGAAGAAGCAATTACATTTTTCTTGGTTTCTGTTGAAAGTTGACTGAGAAAGGAAGCAGCTTCATTCGCTGTTTTTCCAAAAGTATTGAAAAATGGTTCAACATCTCTTAGTGTCCCTTCTATTTGCCCAATTCTTTCACGAGTTTCCCCAAACTGTTTGTTCAATTGGGAAGCAAGAGCATTGATTTGCTCGAGGTTCAATCGTATCTCGGTTCCAATTTGTGTGAACCCTTTCAGAGCTTCTTCTGTACTTCCTACTTTTTCTCTTTCATCGAAATTTTGCATCTATAGGTTTTAATATAAATAGATAAGGGACCAATTTTAGGTCCCTTTGTTATTTTCTTCTATCCACTTCTCGAGTAAAAACTTTCTAACAAAGACGGGCATTATAAGAAAATCTTGATATGATATGTGTAATAAAGAACTTAAATAATAAAACTCTTCAGTTTGTATTTTTCTATAATCAGAAGAAAGGACGAAAAAAGTCCACCCCAAAACCAACGTTAACCGTTAGTCTATCTCCTGATGGGGTAATTACAACTCTTTCCATATCTAATTTTGGCTCGTTGTCATCCAAAAACTTTCTTATGTGTTTAGAGTCTGCAATCAACATTGTATTGATCACTCGAGCTATTTCTCCTTTGTCTTTAGTTCCATTGTATTCTGCAATTTGTCTTTCGAGTTTCCAAGTCACTCTTGGTGCTGGTCGACCTGCAGGGTATTTCGAAGCCATGATTCTAAGTTCGACTAAGTCACCAAAACTCAATGGTTTCAATTTGACTGATGCACCAGACACAGGTAATATTGTTTCAAATAAACCTTCTTCGTTTGGTTTCGATCCTTTTTTTATATTCAACTCATCTAACAACACAGTTGCTTGGAATGGTTGATTTGTTTTAGGGTCTGTAACATTGACAACCATTTCAGGTCCAAAAGCCGTGTTTCTCAAAAAGATTAGAATTGCCTCAATGTCCCCTTCCAAAAGTTCTTCAGGTCTAAGGTCTGGCTCGAATAATTTAGCACGAACCAATGCCATGGTTAAATCGTCTGATCCACCCATCAAGATGTTTTCATCATTTGCGGTAAGATATCCTACTTTAACCGTAGATTTTTTGCTTTTATAAAATACACCTCCTGATGGTAAAGGTACCACGTCATGGGGTAACGATAAATTCTGTTGTGCGTATTGCGCTGTTTGATTATCCATAAAAAAAACCGTGAGGTTTTGTCCTCACGGTTAAATATAAACTGACTTTACTTTTTATAAAGTATTAATAGATAAGTACACATCTGTCCATTCTTAAAGAAGCTGTAATGTTTGCTAAAGCGTCTTGAGAATATGATAAAGCGTTGAAGTTAACGTCTGTTAAGAAAGTTCCGTAAAGAATCCATTTCTCAACCACAACTCCTGTTGGATCCAACATTTCAAGGTCGATATCCTTTTTGTAACCCGCGGCATATCCCATACGACCTGTAACAGATTCTGCATGTAGACGAACCCATTCCATAAGAGCCTGAGCCGCTGATGGTCCAATTGGATCACGGAATGTAACGTTAATTGGTTGCCAGTTAAATCTACCAGCAACGTAAGTAGAAGTATTCAAAAATTGAATCTCTGTAGATCCGATTGTTATGTGAGGTCTTGCTGCAGACTCCACAAACCACTCATTAATACCCAATGTCGAAGGAAATCTCAAAATGAATCGATTCTGACGTTTCGGTTCGTAAGGTATAGGCATTTTCATCAGTAAGTCAGCCATAGTATATTAGTTTTTTCTTTTTGTGTTTATAAGTATAAATATATCTCGAATAATTTTTTTCTCTTTACTTTATCGTCAAAAAAAAGTATTCATTATTTCATTCTAGTTTTCTTTCCAGTACCAGTATAATAAGTTTTAACTATATTATCTGGATCTTTATCAAATCTATTTTTCATTACTTCTACATTTCTTATGTCATCATCTGAAAAACCTATTGTAGGAGTAAATTTATTAGCGATGTCTTTTTTAAGGAAAGCTCTTTTATTAAATAATGCAGCCAAACCTTTGATGTAATCCACGAACCCTTCCATTGCAACAACCTTCGCTTCTTCAGGATTAGTTGCACCCCCCTCATCTCCAAAAGAAACAGGATGGTATTTGTTGAGTTCCAAATATGTTTTTATTAATTCATTGTCCGTCATTTCTTCTTCACCCACAAATGAACGGTATTTTCTGAGATTCTTAATCAATTCTTCTTTATTAATCCCATTAAAATTATTTATTATGTAATTGTAAACCGCTTGTTTTAAAGTGTTTGGGTTGTGACCTCTTGCTGTGATGATGGAAAATATTGAACCGTTATTGATTGCTTCTCTAAAATCATCAAATGCAGGACCAACTTTAGCTTTCATCGCATCGATTATAAATTGTTTGTCCCCTTCCGTTCTAAAATTTCTGAAAGGATTTTCAGCAAAACCCACAATAGTGTGACCCTTATAATCAAAATCACCCTTTCCAACCTTCGTTCTATATTCTGCAAAATCTGCAGTTGACATACCAACTTCCTCCCCGTTATCGTCCTTTAAAACAATTTCAGTCGGCATATGAACAATATTATCATCCCAATCGAATGCATAATATTTCATATCTGGAGTACCTTTGGTATCGAACCCTTCTTTAAATTCTTTCTTCATATTGGCTAAAGGGGGGAACTAGTCCCCCCAATTAATTTTAGATATTTTCAAACGTAGCCCCCGCTGGTGTGATTAAGAATTCAATATCGATGAATTCAAGAGCTTTCGTTGGTTTAAGATAAATCTTTCCTGTTAGTGTATTTCTATCAAGATCTTCAGGTGAAGATGAAACTGTCACACGGAAGTCGTAGATACCTCTGTCTCTTCTAATAGAGTCAAGGATTGGGTTAACACTATCTAAGAATTGTTGTCTTACAATCTCGTCGTTTTGTTCGAACAATAATCTTACTGCTACTGCTGAAATCAATTTACGAGCTTGAAGTAAAAGTCTTCTTACGTTCAATCTGTCTAATGCTGAATCAGCTTGTTGTAACGTTTTGTTACCCCATATTACTGTTCCGACATCAGAGAAAGTTGCGATAGGATTGATTCTACCTTTGTATAAAGTATCTCTGTTTTCTTGAGTTAGTTTAATTCTTGCTTTGATTGAATTTACAAGACCTCTTGTGTAACCCGCTGAAGCGAACCAAGGGAATGCAATGTTATCAGTCAATGCTAAGTTTCTACAAACCTCACCTGTTGGTGGGATGTAAAGTTGTGTATTGTTAACAGTGTCTCTCACAAGAATCCAAGGATAGTAAGTTGCTGTGTAGTTTGAATCGATACCTGTTTGTTCCAAGTTATCAACCGCTTCTGTTGGGAAAATTAAACCTACATTATCAGTCGTTGTTGGTAAAAACATGTTATAATCAGGGGTCGTACAGATATAAACTGAGTCAGCTCTATCATCTTGAATCATATTGATCGCACCTTCAACTAAGTTACTATTATAAACATAGTCGATACTTGATGTAGCAAACACGTTAATATTAGTTGCCTCAGGATTTGCAAAAGTTGCAATACCTAACTGATAAGCATAATAGTCGGTGTTACCCCAATCAGAATCGTCTCCCGCAATTGAGATGTTTTTGAATGCTCCCCAACCAGTTGCATTTGGATATCTCGAAGTAGCACACGCTCCCGCTAAATAACCAGAATTACCTAAAATGAATTGATCGGTATTCGTTCTTGACTCTCTATAGATATCCCATCCGTCAAATCCTTTTGCAAAACACAAAGTGAATTTTCTAGCAAATAATCTGTAATATGGATTCGTAGGTTGAGTTGGTTCTGAATTGAAGCTTGCATCTCCCACGTAGAAAGCTGATTGCCCACTTGTTGTAAATGCATTTCCAATTTCTACGACTGTTGCACCTGAGTCCATATGGAAACCTTTTGTCTTAGTGTTCCAAGGAACACCCTCAGAAATATTACAAGGATCGTTAACATTTTGATACCCTTTAAACATTAAAAATGACTCATCGATACCGAGAGAACTAGAGAATCCTAAGAAAGTTCTTCTTACATTGTCTCCTGGACTTGTTACCGCATTCGATCCTCCTGCAGTAGTACCGAAAGGAGGGTTGTAGATAACTTGACCAGGAAAGTTATATTCAGTTTTATAAACAGGTACTGGGGATAAATTATCACCAGAGTAATCTCTCATGATATAACCTTCGAACCCACAAGGTAGAGCACTTACCGGATACTCTTCTGATAATTCAATCATTATAAATGCAGAGTTTAAAGGATATTCTCCATCCGATGAACCGATCTTTTTAGCAACAAATGAATTACTATTCGGATCCATAGTACAGTTCGTGAATTTTTCAAGAACAACAGGATTAGCATCTGTGTCGAAGAAATCTCTAACCATGATATCAAATGTCCCATTATTGAATGACATATTCATAATTGAAATTTTAACTTCAACATTTGCAGAATCTCCGTCAGAAATTGAAATAAATTTAAATAAATTGTAAACCTTATTACCTCTTAGTTCGGAAACTACCCAAGGTGTTTCAGGACTTTGATATTGGAATAAGTTGTTTGCAATTGAAGAAGTGTTTCTTCCTCTAGCTCCTGGTAGAGCAACTAACTCAGCATTTAACCCACGAATATAACCTTTGTTATATGCATAATTTAACATGTTTTGATATGACTCTTCAACAAATAAAGGAACGTCAAATCTTGATTTTGAAAAATTACTATTACTAAATACTTTTGTAATATATTCAGCATCTGAATTTAGAAGAGAAGTTTCGAATGAAAATGGTGATGGATTATCAATTGTAACACCCGTAATAGCAAATGTTGAGTACGGGTTTCTAGTTATTGCAGAATAAGAACCAGCCGTACTAATTCCCACGTCGGTTAATCCTGAAACTTGATATACAGGTCCATGATTAGGACTTGTACTATCATTAGTATAAAGAGAAATACCTCTTGATCTTAAAGTTGCCACAACAACATCATTATATTCTGAGAACGCAGTACCTGAGAATGTGAACATTTGACCTGATAATGATCCGTCAAAATTACCACTACCTAAACTATTAAGTACCGATATTGATGTATAGAATGAGTATCCTGAGTATCCGTTATTCACTTGGTTAACAAATGTTGCATAATACCAAACATCATTTGATGGGTCTTCTAAATTAGCAGAATCAAGATCCATGTTATCACAACTGAATACGTTTGTTAAACCAGTGATACCACTAGCAATCAATTGGTTGTAAACAGCTCCTGATAAAGAACCAAACACATAAGCTGATGTACTAGATATTGCAGGGTCATTAAAAATAGTAACTAATTGTGTTGAAATATCTTCTTGTAGAGTGGATAAATTTCCATTCTCAAGTTGATATTGTAATCCTAAGTCGTCCCAAATAACATCAGGAGTAGTACTTTGTGTTAAAGTTACTGTGCCTCCAGTTGAACCTACGAAGTCCATTTCAAACACAGTCCCTGTTGTAACATTAACACCAACAGTAGTTGGGTCCACGTTAGCAATAGTGGTGATAGACCAAGAAGGTCCCGCATCATAACCTGATAATCCTAATATTCTAGTTACGAACAATTGGTTAGATTGTTGTAAGTAAGACTTTGCGATGTACGCCGCCTCATATTTAGGAATTTGTGTGTTTACAAATTTTTCAGGGGATGTACCACCGAAAAGGGTTGTGAACTCGTCGAAACTCGTTACGAAAATTGGTTCGAAGGCAGGGCCTTTTAGGGTTTCCCCTACTAACCCTAATGTAGTTACACCAACACTTTGCGCGACGAATGATAGGTCGGTCTCTGTTGTGTATACACCGGGTGAAACGAATACTTTACTTGCTGTTGCCATTATTTAAAAATTCTGTTCAGATTTATTTATACATAAATATTAAATTAAAGACAAAAAACTTTACTCTTTATATTGTATTTATAAATTAGGCGCTTTTATTCTGCCTTTTTTCTGCCCATGAAAACAACGTCAAAAACGACAAAAGACATAAAGAATATAAAAATCTCAATTGAGTCACATAATGCACTTAAAAAGTATTGTGATAAAAGAGGTTTGAAAATTTACAAGTTTCTTGAAAATTTAATTATGGAAAAGTGTAAAGAAAAAACAGATTTATACGGAGAAGATTAAATCAATCTTGCAATATAGACAATTTGAGAGTCATCCGAAGGATCTGTTGGAGTTATATTCAGAGTAAGATTATTACCTGATGTTAATTGAATCTCGGTAAGATCCGAACCATAAAAATCATCATTAATATAAACATCCCAAGAACTTATGTTTTGCATGCTCTCGAAAGATAAATCTGCAGTGTATTTGTAGTTCTCTGTGTAAGCTGTAGTTCCTGCTGAAAAATTAAATGTTAGAGGAAATAAACTTGGATTTTTAGGGTAAGATTTTTTTCTTCCCCCTCTTGAAGTTTTGGCTTCTAATAATTGAACAGTTCTTGATATGGCTGGTTTAACTTCAAATTCTTCTTCGTCAATCAAATACCCCATCATTAAGAAGTCGTAACTTTGTATGTAATATTTTCTTTTTTCTAAATCTACAACAGACTCATCAGAAATGTTTTGTAATATTATTGGAACATATTGTCCTTTAATAAAAGTGTATGCCTGTCTCGATGAAAATTTTTGAAGAACATTTTTATTTAATTCATTCAACTCTCTCATTCTATTACAAACAAACTTGACACTGTAAGTAATATCAACAGGAACAGGTTGAGGGATAGTGTAGATATCCAATCCTTTTCTTTGACCGTCCCATGTTGGTACGGTGGCATAATAATATTGTTTTCTGTTTGGAATAGTATAAAGTAGTGATGGATTTGAACCATACTTAACTTCAGGATTTCTAACAGTAGTAATAAATGGAGGAGATACGTTTCTATCCAAGTCCACAAAATTCCATGTTTCAGTTAATTGAGACCAGTTTTGTG